AATAGTCCTCGATCCATTCTTTTCGTTTCGGTTTATTTGTTTGTTTAAAATCTATTATGGCCTCTTTACCTTCGTAGATTCCTACACCATCGGTTGCACCTGCGTACATTTCTGGATAAAATAAAACACATTCTGTGGCCCACAACTCATTGAGTCTACCTTTTAATCCCTGGTCCGCGATTATCTGTGCCATCTTCGTAGCATGTCTACCTTCAGGCGTTAGATCCACAATAGGTTTATCTAACATATATCCTTCAAGAACCGAGTGCATAAGGGTCCCTCTCGATGCAGCAGTCTCAGTAATTTTTTTAGCCTCAGCTTCGCCTACTCTATTTCGCCAGGAGTCGAGTGAAGCTTTCTTCTCGTCACTTTCGCAGGCTTTCAATATACTTGTAACACTCGGTAACTTTTCGTCACCTACCAGGTAATGTCTTTTACCATCAATAATTTTACGAGTCGAAGTTGGGTAGTAAAATCTTTTATTTATCTTGATCATTTATTAATTCCTTTCCAATTCTTAAATAATTTTTCCAATCATCCGGGTTACTATTATGTTTTCTATCATTACAACCCACGCAACAAAATATAATATTGTTACTTTGATAAGTTAGTCTCGGATCAAATCGGTCAATACTAAAGTTAGTATAGTTTTGTGTTGCACGATTTTTAGGTTGTCCTTTACCTCTAGTTCCTTTCTTGGTTTCAAAAGTAAAAGGTTGCTCACAATATCTACAAAGCCTTCCATCTGATCCTGGAAATTTTTCTTTCATATTAATAATATGATTCATGTACAATCTCCAAAATTCTTTTTTGTCCATAGACTCATGCGCTCTGTGACCACCATACTTTTCTATACTAGGCTTAAACTTTCTTGCAATGCAGGACATTATAAATCCACGTTCCGTGTTCATGTATGCATAATCCATCTCTACTCTTTTTCTTAATACTTCGGGATCTTTAGGATTTTTGTAAGCCATTAGACCTTTCTAAACACATTTTATTTTGACCACGTTCTATTATGTAAAAATCATAATGAGTTAATGCTTGTTGTATTACACGCATGTCATAAGTATCTACATCATCAAATACAAACCTAGTCCCTGGTCTAGATCGATTAGCAAAGAATAAAGCTTCATGTAGCACTGCAGCGGTAGTGTGGGGACCATCGAAGTGTACAAAGTCATAAGTGTTCATGATATTTTTTTGACCTTTGTAATAAATAGGTACACCCTGGCCAAAAGCATTAAAGTATTCAATGTCTTCCAATTGATATAAAATAAAATTTTCGTGCTTGTTAAAAGCAGTTAAGAAAGTTTGTTTCATAGAACTAGGATACGTTGGAGTCTTGAAAGAACCATCTGGATTATATAAAATATTACCCTCAAAGTCTGTCCATCTAGGAACTACTCCTCCTTGAGTATCTACATGATCATAGAGAATGTCCCCATAAGGATCTATTCCTATATGAAAATGATTTTTATTTTTAAAATTCTCCATGATGACGTGAGAGCCGTAACCTTCACGAACACCAATTTCTACACTTAAATAAAAGTCTCGCGGACTTAATTGATCTGCCCACTTAGCAAGTAAGTTATAGTCTTTACTGTCTCCTTTAAGCATTAGTTTTCCTTTATATATAATTTAGATCGAAGTGATCTTACTTCTTCGATTAGTTTTTGATTGTAGTTATGTAGTTTCTCGTTCCTAAATTCTAAAATTTCTATCTGTTTAGTAAGGTCATTGGGACCCCGGTCATCAACCGGGGTCCCTTTCTTTTTTAATAACTCTAACTGTTCTGTTAGTTTATTGTACTCAATTATGTCTGCTTCACTCATCATATATTATATTTCATCAACCCATTAAATTTTTTGAGTTCATGCTCCGATATATTTTGCAGACCATTGGTTCGGTTATAAATTTCACGTGCTTGTAATAACTTATCACTATTATCTTTTTCATAAGCTATAGCTTTGTTTCGACTTATAACCTCCAAATGTTCGTCTCTAAGTTCCGTCACGATGCTTTCTTAGTTTCAGCGTCACCAGTTAACATTAAAGGCTTTTGTGTAAAGTCAAAAGCATCATCGGTACTAATCAAGATTTGAATAGTGTTGTCCGACTCCTTTGTCTCCAACATTTCTGCTGCTACTTTAAACTTCATAGCATCCTCGAATGTTTCTGCTTCTTTAATCACCGTCACATAATCATTTGCATGTGAAAAGTGTATTCTTTTTACTACTGTATATTTCATACTTTCTCCTGTATTGGTTGGTTAGTCTTTAAGTTTGCCATTTAATCTTTTGGCTTCTTTGTTTACTAGAATAGTTACTACCTGCGCTCTCGATACTTCGGGATCATCGGGTACTAACACTTTTCTAATTTTGTCAATCTTCGCATACGTTTCTTTTTTTATAGAAATGTTTTTGTATTTGCTAAAATCAGTCATTTGTTATATCCTTTCATTTTTAATATAAGGATATCCTACAAAATATTCTTCTTTATGTCAAGGGTGATATGAAATTTTTTTTAACCATATTTGTATGTTCAGTAATTAATCAAAACTGTGCTGAAGTTCCACCAACAAAGCATGATTATAAACGTCTATATGATAGTCACTATGAATGTGTACAGAAAGGACTCGGTGAGTCATACTCTATCTTGTATGATGGCGAGCTTTTTGCACAACCTGTTGTGGAGGCTTTAGAATTGTATCCCAAGTTTCATTGTGCGAAAATTGAAAATTATCAAGAGAGCGAACCACTTGATACCACTTCTCCCGAAGAGAAGGATCTTTAGTTTTATTATACTCTCTAGCTAACTCATCAGCTTTTTTACTAATTTCATCAATCATTTCATAAACATTTGTACAGATATTCTAGGTATAGTAGGAGATAAAACAGGATTAACTTTATGATTTATTGGTGCTTTTACAATAAGTAACGAATTTCCTTGAACAGGAATAAACCCATGCCCATTATTATGTGTGAACATAAACTCACCACCCCATTGATTACTCCATCTATTATTTACATAGTATGTAGCTCCGTATTTCCATGTGTTATCACTATGCCAATTAATTCCTGTTCCCTTTTCCATATAATGAATGGTAGTAGTTATTTTTTTTAATTGTAATTGAAAAAATTTATTTTGTTTAGTTAATGTTTTTAAAATTTCAAAGGGAGGATAATTAGAAACCTCAACTCTTTTAGGAGCCTTTATATTTTTTATTAAAGATTTGTCCCACGTCCCACCAACTGACTTTAAATTTATTTTTTTACGTTCCTTAAAAATAGAATTATGAATACCTTTGTAGTTATTATAATCTAAAAAATGTTGTATGTAATATAATTGATCCGGTATGTGATATATTAATTTCACCCCTGTCCTTTGTATCGTGTCAATTTTTTTTGACGTTTCTCGCTTTTATTTAAATTTTTCTTGTGTTGGCGAGGCCCTCTCTTTTTAGGTTTGTCTCTAGGAATGTAGTGAGTAAATTTTTGTTTAGCCATTATTTACTGTAAGATTACCTGAAATAGATATTCTTTCTCCCTCACTTTGAAAATGATTAACATAATGATGTAGACTAGCAGGAAAAATAAAAAAATCTCCTACTTCTGGCATAAAAGTGTGTTGGTTGATATGATATTTACCCGTCTCTAAAGTATACATAAAATTAATTGCACCTGGGCGTGTATTATTTGAAACGGTGTTGTTAGCTTCTTCTTTTAATTCTTTAGGAATTTGAGTAAAGATAACAAAAGATAAATCGTCAGTGTGTGTATGAATAGGATTGGATTCAAACTTAGTCATATAATTAACCCATGCAGATATTAATTCAATTTTATTACCTAACATTTTAGAAGTATAGTCAGAGTAAGCTATGGTGTAGCTATGTAAATAAGGATTAATTATTGGAAATAATTTTTTATGATCTATTTCATATTCATTTTTTATTAAACCAGCCAAACTACGTCTGTAATCTTTTGATTTTTTAGTACATAATTTTTTTATAGAATTTAATTCTTCTTGAGTCACAGAAGTTTTATATAAAAATGGACCCCAATGAAAAAAATCATAGTTTATTGTTTTATTTGGTTTGTCCATTTTCTTTTATAAATTCTTTATCACTTTCACTTAATCTTAAATACCTTATACTACCATTAATGTGTTGTCTAGTGTCACTTCCACAGTTAGTACATCTATAATACTCAGAAACTATAGCTACTAATATAGTCTCTTCTTGACATTCTTCACATACCCCATGAACAGTGTCTATTTTAGCAAACACTTTAAATGTTTTAGACAAGATCTACTGCCTTTCCAATAATTGGTTTGTATTTAGTTTTTTTATCTTCACGATATGCTCGTAAATATTGATGTCTAGGATTAAAAGGTATGTAGCTTGCGTGGATCCATCCCGAGTTAGGTTCGCCGGGCGTGTAGTACTCGAGGATCAATTGATCTACCTCACAATTCATTTTAACCCAATCTGCTACTTCAGCGTTGTCAATTCCCATACATTCGAAATCAACCGCCTCAGCTTTTGCATGCTGTGAATTAACTGAGCTACCGATGGCAGCACAAAGTTCTGGTGAACGATAGCCGCTGGTCACCTTGACTCTACCGAATTGATCACGTACTGGCTGTAAAATATTTTCACACAATGCTTTTAATTTATCTATTTGATCAGCGTTAGGCTCGTTATCAATACCTTTACGTATTGCTGTATCTGATTTTGTTAATTCCTGAAGGGAAAAATTTCGACTAAGATTCATTATTCCAATATTAGTTTTTTTATTGACAAAGATCCATCAATATTTTTTTCTAATTCCGCTGAACCCTTATAGCATTTGTAGGTTACAGACTCACTATATTGTCTTTCTGCCTGACGTTTGCCACGTAAACACTGTGCCATACCGTCTACCTGATAACGCGCCTCTTTAATTTCTGCGTTTACAAACATCAACAGAGCCACTACAGATTCAATAATCATTGGCCATTCCCATTTTTATAATGTTGATCTCTTGATGCATCTTTTAATTTTTCTATGTCTTGTAAAACTTTGTCCATTTGTTTTGTTAAAAATTCTATGTTGACTTTGTTTAAAGCCATTGAGTCGATGTGTTTACTTAACTTATCCGTGGTCTTATAAAGATCCTCGATCATCATGTACTGCTCAGAATCCGCGGGCAGTGATCCTAATTGTCCACGTGGCCATTTGATTCTAAACTCTGTATTCTCTTCAAGATCTTTTTCCATAATTTGTATACGTGTGTCTGCAACATTAAGACGTTCTATAATTTGAAAATAGCCCATCGTGCCGAGTGCTACGATAACGATCAAACTAGCAACCGTCTTCATAGGCATTTGCACGGCAGCTGATTCAGATATGTTTAATGGTTTGTTACTCATCTTACAATTTTATCACCCATAAGTTTGATGTCAGGATTTTCTTTTTTATACTTGTCTTTAATTGAATCCCAGTAGCTTCCATCAGGTTTAATAATTTTATCATCAGGAATTATTATACCAGAACATTTAGAAACCAAAAGTTTGAAGTTAGGATTATTGTTTAAAGTGGGGTTTTTATTGACTTTTCCACACATTTTCATGAGTTCCAACTGTTGTTTTAACTCCATATTTTCTTGTTGAACAGCTTTAAATTCATCAGTGCAAGCAGAGCCTAAATACTTTCTCCAAGTTAATCTTAATGACCTATCATCAGAAGGACTAGTATAATTATTATCGGGATTAAAATGCCTATAACTGTTTTCTGAATCTCTTTGTTCGACTGATAAGCTGAGATCACCAGTGCTACAAGTATTAGTACCATTATTAAGATACTCATTTCTAGGATAAGCCGGTTCCATAAAACACAGCACAACAAATAGAATAATTAATGCACCTGTAAAATAATAATTCATCCTGGCTATCTCCATAATACATCCTAATAATTAATTTCCCGGTTAAGATCTTTAATATCATAACTGTGTTCTCTAACTTGATCTGCTAGTTGTCTGTATAAATTTTCTGCCATCTGCCATGTTGCTTCAGCAGAAGATAGTCTTGTATTGATATCTGTAATATTTTTTTCTAATACGCCTACATCTCTTTCAAGATTAGTAAGTCTTAATTCGTTTTGATTAATAGTGTCAGTAAGATTTACAATGTAACGAACGCCAGTAAATGTTCCGACTAGCACTGAAGCTACTACGGGTACCATTACTATATTTTTCTTTAACAGATCTACTAAATTCATTAAGCATTTATCTCCAGAATATTAATTTTTTAAACCAAGTCTTGATGGCTTCTATCCAATTGTGGTCCAGTGTTACTGTTTCCCAGACACAATCACAGAATTTACATTCCGCAATACCTCTATGTCTGTGTCCACAGTCCATACATATTCCATTTACTACTGTAATCATTACAGTAGTCCTATGATTATTAACACTATGATAAGTGTAAAGATTCCAAAATGCCAATTCAATAATTCTTTTGGATGAAATAGGCTAGGATTCATTATTACATTGTACAAAAGATGTACTTGATCTTTAGTAAAAGACCACACCTTTCCTACTATATTTTTTAACTGATTCATAAGTCCCCCTTAATCGTTAGTTTCGTCTAAATTTTTCAGCTTATAATCATAGCTACCTTCTTCATGTTCGTCGGTAATCCATTTAGCTGAATTTTCTACGGAGTATATTTTACTGCTTACTAGTCTATTGATCAAGTTTTTATTTGGGTCCACACCCATTGATGCATCAAACATTTTAAGCCTATTATTGGGCTGTATTGCAAAGTTTCCGTCCTCTAATTCAAGAACGTGACCACACTTATGTTGGTCAGGTTTCTCTGCATAACCAAAATTTAACTCATTAAAGTCTCCTGCGCACCAGTCAATTGTAAATAAATACTTACCTTTACGTTTTACTTTACGTCTAGATATGTATTGCATAGTGGCACCTGCTAATTCATAAAAAGTTGTAACACTTACGTTGTAACTAAAGCTGTCCCACATCACTAACTCATCAAGTGGTAATTCTTTGACTCCAGGTTTGGTGCAGAAAGCTGAGATAGGTGCTCTCCACCATAGACCACCATCTTCCATTAAGAAATGAAACATAGGTACTCTGTTTGGAATAGAACTAAAACCAAATACTCCTACTTCAAAATATTTATCGTGTGAATCTTTTTGATCTCTTAGATAGTTACCCCTGACATAACATTCTATGACAGGTATGTTTGCATTTAGATAAGCCATAATTAACCATTTATCTCTCCCCAAGTGTTTGCTAATTCGCAGTCTACTTTGTTAGGGACTTCCAGAGTAACTGCATCCTGCATGATCTCAACAATTTTGTTTGCTTGTTCTTGATCTTTAACAGAAATACAAAGTTCATCATGAATTTGTACGTGAGCCACTATACCATTTTTGTATAAATCTAACATGGCTTTCTTTGTCATATCAGCCGCGCTACCTTGAATTAATTTGTTTAAAGATTTGTAAGTAAATGCTCTTCTAATCCCTGGTCCATGTTCCTGTAATGCATCCTCATGAGGCAATGCTTTATGCATACCGAATTGATTAGGTTCCCATAAATGAAACCTACACAATCGTCCCAAGAGAGTTCGAATTTGACCACGCTCTTGGGCACGATTGGAAGCACTATTCATTAACTGCTTAACGAAGGGAACTTTAGCGTGGTATTGATCGAACAATTCTACTGCTTTGTCTTTTGATACACCTAGTTCGGCCTGGAGTTTTGCTTTACCCATACCATAAAATAATCCAAGGTTAATTACCTTGGCTTGTGATCTTGGAATCTTTGCCATGTCTGCTACGACCTGGTGAAAGTCCGTTGAGGTGTCATTTTCATAATTATCTATTACGTCATTTACAGACGGAAATTTGTGTAAAGAGGCATAATGCACTACCAACCTAGGTTCTTGCTGAGAATAGTCAAAACTACCCCATCTATGGCCCTTCTCGGGTATAAATATAGACCTAATCATAGGTCCAAGATCCTTGTTTCTAGCAGGAAGTTGCTGTAAATTAGGGTTCGAGTAACTAAATCTACCTGTCACAGTTCCGCCTTGATCTGACCTTATTTGATTTATGTCAGCATGGATACGACCTTTGTGTTCATGTTTAATTATGGTATCTATAAATGTAGTATGAGCCTTATTAACTTCTCTAGCCTTAGCAATCATTCTAACTACAGGATGTTCATGATTCGAAATAAAATTCTTAGTAAAAGAAGGTGCCTTTGATTTTGCAGTTCTTTCATAAGCTAAACCAAGTTTATCAAAAACTTTGGCAACACTTCTTGCAGCCATTAGTTGAACATCTACTCCTGTTTCTTTTTTTATTTGGTGGAGTAATGTTTCTTCTTGCAATGTTAATTGTTGCTTCAATTTATGAGCTCTTTCAACGTCCACTCTCACCCCAAGAAATCTCATGTCTACCAGACAAGGAAACAGATCCGTCTCAAGTTCAAAAATAGATTCTACATCTTGGTGTAGTAATTCTTTTTTAAATATCTGCCAAAGTTCTAAAGTAAGTTCTGCATCTTTCTCTGCGTAAGATCCCACATACATTGCTGGCAGTTGCCACATATCTGCTTTAGGATCTAATCCTCTAGACTTTGCTTCTTCATTTAATGCAGATTCATTTTTACCGTGACCTAAATAATCCCAAGACAAACTATTTAAATCAAATCTAAATCTATTCTCATCAATCAATGATGCTGCAATCATAGTGTCTACTATCTGTCCATTAATCTTAAGACCCATAGATCTAATCCAACAAACATCATACATAGCGTTGTGAAATATTTTTATAGCATCACTATCTAATATATCTTGAAACCAATTTAAGGTTCTCTTACGATCCATGTTTGGCCCTGATCCGTGAGCAATTGGAAAATAAAATTTTCTACCCGGGACAGCAACAGCAATACCTACTACTTCACCATTACCAATAATAGCACCACTACCTTTAGATTTTAAGTCGGGATCTCTTGTCTCTAAGTCAATTGCAATCTCATCATATTTTCTTAGATCTGGATACTCTTCTGGTTCATTCCATTCAGTCTGTGCTTCAAATAGAGGTACTTTCATTTTTTATAACCATATCCTTTTTTTCTACTTCCATATAATTTTTGCCATGACCATGAAGTTAAAGCTGTGGAATAATGATATATTTTTTCTAGTATGTACTTAATCATTTTTTTACCTCGTATACATATTTGTTTTCTATTATTTTAGTCATCTTATCTTTGTTACTAAATGCATATAAAGCTGCACTATAATCATGAGGAAATATTTCCCATGCAAGGTCTTTCTCTAGTCCAAGATAAATTTCTAAATTAAATTTATTTTTAGCAAACTTAATTGTTTTGCGTACAGTAGATTTTTTTGGCATTACTTTTTCTTTTTCATGTCGTTCATTTTTAACATCTCTAGCTGACAGTAATGTACAATCTTTTTAAGGTCTTCTACTCCCCCCTTCCGCTGATAACGACAAACGTATTTCACAACATTGCCTTGAAAGAATGAGAGATCATTTTTAGAAATAAACTCGTAAGGTTGAATGGGAAATTTTGTGTAGTGATTCCCGCCTACCTGAGTATACTGTGGAAATGATTCTTTAAATATATCTTCTGCTGTCATAGTGGATATCCCTTTCGTTCTATTTTTGCTCTCATTAAATATAAGTTTCTTTTTGCTCTCGTGCAACCTACATACCATACTCTGTGCTCTTCGTCACGCTTTATTATACTTTTGGTCGTAGCTTCCCTTATCTTTTTAGCATTGTCCAATACTAAAATTACATTCTTACATTCACCACCTTTTGCAGCATGAATGGTAGATACTTTGATTCGTGCTTCATCACTTAATTTTTCTTTATTTGACAACATTAATCTTATATAAATTTTGTCTTCAGCAGGTGCGTTATCAAAACATTCAAACCATTTTAAATTATAATTCATTCTGTCTTTTATAAGTTCTCTGTTTCCTAAGTATTCTATTATATCTGCTCTGGCGGTATCAGTTATTGTTTCACCATTTAACCATTTATTGTGACTAACAATTGCTTTGTAAAGTTTAGTGTTGTAACTTTTTTGATGTCTGTTTTCATAATACAAACCTTTTACTTTTAAAAGATCACATACTTCTTTTGCTCTGGATAAAGTCCTAGTTAGTATTAACCAGTTGTCCTGGTAAAGATCTACATTTTCTAAACTATTGATTTTACTACACAATCCTTCTTCATCTCTTGGCAAATAATTTTTAGTTGCTCTGAGTCCTGCAATTCTTGCAGTAATAATTTCAGATACATCCTGTACTGCTTTTGGAATTCTTCTTGATCTTGATAATACTTTTTCTGTAGCAGGTTCTTGAATGAACCTATCAACATCTGCACCTGCCCAACCATATATTGCTTGGTCATCATCCCCAGCTAAATAAATATTTTTTGATTTAGATTTTAATATGTCATAAAATTTCCATTGTATTGGAGATAGATCCTGAGCTTCATCAATAAATACTACATCAAAGTTTGGAATTTTATCTGGTTGTTGTACAATATCGTGAATCATATCTGTAAAGTCTACTAAGTTATTTATGTCTGGATGTTTGTAGTGATTATAATTTGCTTCAATGTGTTTTAACAAATCAGGTTTTACATTTGTTGAATGTTCACCAGTACAGTATTCATCCCATACTGGAATATCTTTTTCTTTTGCTTTTAAAATAATTTGAAAGTATTCATTATCGCAGGTTAAGTAAGGTGAGGCATCAGCATCTTTTTTAGCATTGACTCTTATACTTAATTGTTTTCCAAGATCATTGTAATGATAGTCTTGCATAACGTTTTCTTCTCTAAGTCCTAGACTATGAAAAGCTAGAGAGTGTAAAGTTTGAAAATATCTAAGTTGTTTCTTTTTATACTCAGGATTTTTTTTAAGCATTCTATCTCTTGCTTCATGCGCTGCTTTACGAGTAAATGCAAAGTAACCTATTTTATTTACTGGCGTACCTACTCTTATGTAAGCCATGGCTCTTCGAATTAATTTTTCTGTTTTCCCTGTACCTGGAGGGCCATATATCTTTGTAACCTTTGTCATTAAAGAATATCTTTTTTACTCTTCATTGGTAAGATTTCTATTTCATTTTCTTCTTTGTCAAAATATTTCATAGAAACTTTTATACATCTTACAGGGTTATTAGATTTTTTTTCTGTTGCTTTTTTAGGATATCGTTTAGGATGTCTAAGTTCAGCATCAAAAAAATCCATCAGCATTTGTCCTGTCCTGTCTATCTTAGCTTTCCATTCTTTATTTTTTAAAAAATTATAAAACGGATCAAATACAAAATAAGCAAAGCCATCAGTATCAATCAAGGTACTACCACTTCTAAATGCAGCATCACTTACTGCTGGAACCCCATGAATATAATCTTCTAGATGTTTATGTAATACTTCTTTTGGTGATGTACCTGGTGGAGCTTTTTCTGTTTTCATTCCTTGCCATAAAGTATCTAATACAGTTTGCATATCATCACCCTTGATCCGTGGTGGTGGAATAGGTGTATGTGCTCCAATTAAACGTCTAAGTTTTTCTTGGTCCATGATGTAATTAATGTCTCTCGCAATTATTTGTTGCGTAGTTTCTCCTTCTACTTTGTCATTGTAGTGAACAGTAAATCTAAATTCTGGATCCGGTGAGTAGTCTATTTTAATTAATGCAGATAGTGTTGGAAACTTTTTAACTTTGTCTGATGCTACACCAAACTTTCTTTTCAAACATTCTGATTTAACACACATACTATTAATAGGTTCTTCTGAACAAGTATGGCCTGCAGTATCTTTCTTGTACGCTTTAATTTTTTGTTTTACTTTTTCATCACCCCATATGTTATCGTAGACAATATAATTTCTAGCACCTTCTAAAAGTTTTTCTTCCCAATTATCAGGGTATTTCTTTTTAGCAAACACCATGTAGTTATAAATAAATCTGTCTCTGTAATCATCTAGTTTAGATTTTGATAATCTTTGTAAACATACAGGACCATCTATAAATTCATCTGCACCACCTGTAAGTTCAAGTCTAATTAATTCATCTGCAAACTCTTCTAGATCTTCTTTAGTCTTTGTGTTAGCCTCGACGACTTTTATAAATTGTTCGAAGGTAAACTCTGTACCATCTAGATTCACACCCACTCTTTCATTACGATTGTAATAAGGTAAATTAATAAAATTACCATTAATTGGTTTTTGATCTGAGCCTATACCAAGTTGTGTTTGTTTTGGAAATATTTCTGTTGATGCTTTTAAATCAAACGTAAATAATAATTTGTCTAAAAAGTTTCTTACAAAACTTGCTTTGACCGGTTCTTTAAAAAACACATAAATATGTAGTCCACCACTTTTAGATTTGACGGGTACTACGGGAATATTTTTCTTATCAATAATTTCTAAATACTTTCTTAAATCAAAGTTATCGTACTCATCTGAGTCTATATCAATCGCTCCAAACTTTGCGAGTCCTTCATCATTACAAGGTTGGATACCAATAGACTTTTTACCTGTAAGGTGATCTAAATAATCTGACTCTAATAATTCTTTCGCTGCCCAACCATATTTTAATTTAAGTTTACCTGTAGCAGGATCTTTGTAAGCAGAGTTTATATCTGCATAACCATAGTCTCTTTTAAGACCTGTAAATATTTCTATAAATTTGTTTTCCATCTTTCCTCTTTAGTAGGGGTGACTCTACTCTCGCTTTGCCACCCCTGTTGCAACCATTCCCGGAGGGGAATTTTACATAATGTGAGCCGCTCCATCCGTAGACTTAGCAGTATCTTCCTCACCATGTTTAACTTGAATATCTCCTTTAGAAATACTTTCAGAAAAACTCTTAGCTTGTTGATAGGTGTTAGCGTCTTGGATTGGACCTGTCTTGCTCACTTCCCAACCAAACCACGTACCTTTGTCGTTAGACTGTTGTACGGTTTTTAGTTGATAAAGATGGCTAAAAGATGCGGGTGTGAACATACCGTTCTTACCTTGCATCTTTATACTTTGCATCATACTATTCCATTTTCTACTAATTTTTAATTGAGTAGATTTCATAGCAATCAACGCAGTGGTTGGTGAAGCACTGTTGACTACAACAAAATGTTGAGCAGTCTTCTCGATATAATTACCGTTTGGAAGTCTATCTTTAAAGTCTGCACCTCTAGTTGTTTTAGTCATGATGTCACTTGATGAAGGATAGATATTAACTGGCGCACCAGATCCATCTTTTCCTCTATCTTTCCACTCGACATACTCGAGTTTGTAGTAACATGGAATCACTGGGACTCCTTGCTCACCATTGAAGAGTTCACCCGTTACTGAATTATAAATCATTCCAGGTTCTGCACCTTCAACATACTTGCCGTCTCTCTTGTTTACTTCAGGAGATAACTGTCCAAGTATTTTAAGAAACGGTAATGCAAGATCATCTTGTCCTACCGCTCCAGTCTGCATATTTGCATCGGCTTCAAACACAACGTTTGTAGACAATGCACCATTCTTTTTTATTGTTGGTTCTTTGTTCATGTTTCTATTTCCTTGTTATTTTGGTTCTGTTTCCTGCGAACACGTTAAATAGATCCGTGGGCATATCATCACCCTTTTCGATACGCTCACGAACCAATGCTTTAAGTGTCATAGGCTCAACCTTTAACTTCTGGGTGGGTTGATATCCATGACCTTGCGCAAGGACAGCATAATCTGCCGCCTTGTTATCCTCGTTACGACCAAAGGAAACGGTAATCTCATTTTTAATAAGATCCCCTAAGCCATTATTACGAAGCCAGTTGAATGCTTCTTCCTGTTTTGCTTTAGGAATTGAAGCACCATAGACGGGTTTGACTTCTACGCCAGCCCCATCTGATAAACTAAATTTTGATATATTCATTTCTGTCATCATCGTAGGTATAACCTCACCCGATAAAACGTCCATATCATTTTTTAGTTTTTTTAATTCTTCTTCTTTTGCAGCGAACTTATCTTCCATGGTTCTTAATTTAATAACCTGTTCTGATAGTTCTTTCATGTCATTCGTGTTTGCTAACGAATCGACTTTGTCTTCTTCTAAGTTTATACTCATGTCTTTTTACCTTTCGTAGTAGTTAATGATTCTGTTAATATAATGTCATAATATCCTATGTCAAGTTTATTCTTCAATCTTTCCTTGTTCATATAAATTTATTTCTATTGGGTAATAAGTTTTCTCTTGCCTGTCCCATTTTAGTAAATTAAATTTTCCCCCCGTTTTATCTGCCACAATTGAACACGCTACACCTATGATTGCAGGATCACCTGTAAGTAGCAAATAATCATCCTCTGTATATTTATCTAATAGTTTTCTTAATTTAAAAATTAAAGGTCCTGGAGATAAAATAATTTGTGAATGTTCTGGTAATAAAGTTTTTAATGTGCCGAACTTTTGAGCTCCCATAATATTAAATTTAGGGGTTCCTATCTTAGTTCCTGGTAATTCTTGTATTATATAAACTGTGTTCATAACTTTCCTATTGACATCTATTATAGGGTTATGTTATCACTGTCAATAGAAAGAAGAAATATTATGGACTATAAATTTAAAACGAGGCCTTATGATCATCAATTATCTGCGTTAAAAAAATCGTGGAATAAAGAAAACTTTGCGTATTTCATGGAGATGGGTACAGGTAAATCTAAAGTGTTAATAGATAATGTATCTATGCTTTATGACAAAGGTAAAATTAACGGACTACTTTTAATTGCACCTAAAGGTGTTTATAAAAACTGGTTCGACTCAGAGATACCTACACATATGGTGGACCATATAGATAAAAAAATGGTGTTGTGGCAAGCCAATATAAATAAAGGACAACAATTAAAATTAGATACTTTATTTGAAACAGGTGAAGACTTGCATATATTAATTATGAATGTAGATGCTTTTAGCACAGAAAAAGGTGTAGAGTTTGCAGCTAAGTTTTTAAGATGTCATAGAACTTTGATGGCCATTGATGAGTCTACAACTATAAAAAATCCTGACGCTAAAAGATCTAGAAATATTTGTTCATTAGGTAGACATGCAAAGTATAGAAGGATCTTAACTGGATCTCCTATTACAAAGTCTCCATTAGATTTATATAAACAATGTGAGTTTTTAGATGAAGGTTTATTAGACTTTACTTCTTATCTTGCATTTAGAACTAGATACGCAATCATGAGTACCATGAGGTTGCCTACACACAATGCACAGATAGTAGTTGGTTATAAAAATTTAGCTGAACTATCAGAAAAAATAACTACGTTTTCAGATCGTGTATTAAAAGAAGATTGTTTAGATCTTCCTGATTATACTTATCAAAAAAGAGTTATCCAATTAAGTAAAGAACAACAAAAACTTTATGATCAAATGAAACAAGTAGCACTTGCTCAGATGGACGGTAAGTTGATGACTACATCTACTGCATTAGTTCAATTGATGAGACTTCAACAAATTACTTGTGGTCACTTTAAGGCAGATGATGATACCTTAAAAATAATTAAGAATGAAAGAATTCCTGCTTTGATGAACATATTAGAAGAGGTAGAAGGTAAAGCTATTATCTGGGCCCATTGGAGACATGATATAGACTCAATCGTTAAAGCAATTGAAAAAGTATATCCGGGTTCCGTGATGACTTATTATGGATCAACTTCTACCGAAGACAGAGCAAAAGCTATTAAAGAAATACAGGACCCAGAATCTAAAGTTAGATTTTTAGTCGGTACCCCTCAAACGGGTGGTTATGGTATTACACTTACTGAAGCTAACGTTATGATTTATTATTCTAATGGTTATGATTTAGAGAAAAGAACTCAAAGTGAGGCTAGAATAAATCGTATAGGTCAAAAAAGAAAGATGACTTATATCGATATTATAGCTGAGAAAACTGTAGATGAAAGAATTGTAAAAGCTTTACGTAAAAAAATTAACATAGCTAGTGAAGTTATGGGAGAAGAGTTAAAAGAATGGATCTAATAATTTCAAATGATGGTGTGTATAGTTTAGTAACTGTCACTCAAGCCATGTTGGAACATATAAAAATACTAAGTGATGTAGATTGTTTTGATTTGTGTGAAATTATAAGAACAGAGTTTACAGAATATTTAGACTCTCCTAATAATTTACATGTAATGAAAGATGGTAGTGGAAATTTTTATGGATGTATTTGCCGTTAAGCTAACATATCCATAAGTAAAGTTATAAGCACTGCACCCATACCACCAACAATCCAATACTCTAATCTTTTTATTCTTTCTTGCATTTCTTTTATTTGCTCAAACGTTTGTTTCTGCATAATTCTGCAAAGCTTTTCATGAGATTCTATTTTCTCTAATGCAGATTTTCTAGCCATTAATTTGAACCTAAATTTTTTGTTGCGTTATTGATTAAAGCTTGAAGTTCTGCAATAGTTAATCCTCCTTGACCTGGTGGAAGAGCAGGTGATTCCATTCCAGAAGAATCAAATTCAAATGTTTGAACAGGTCTTACTTCGGATAAAATTCCAGATCTATCAAACTTCTCTCTAATATCTATTGTATCATTTACAGGTACGCTCTGCATGTTTTTATAAAAATCTACTAAAGTAGGAGATTCTTGAAAAGTATTTAAAGTTTGTGGAACCTTATTTTTTAAAAAATTGTACCCAGTATATAGTCTGCCTGCCAATGGATTAATTAACCCTAAAATTCCTCCCATAAGAATATTACTATAATCAGGAAGTTGATTTCTAGAACCAATCTGGTCTATGGTAACTGGCTGATACGTTCGATTAAAAAAGCTAGGTTCAAACCTAGCAGCATTGTTTTTATTTAAATTATCTATAAATTGATTTTGAGATCTTTGAAAGTCAGCACCTGTAATAGGTTTTTGATCTATGTTTGTAGAATCATATGTTGGTGCAACAGGTGGACTATATTTTCTGTAATCAGAATCTTGTCCGCCTCCACCGCCGCCAAGGTTTCCCGAGCTTCCACCTGTACCTGGACTTGTTTTTCTACTTGAGGCTTCAGCACTACCAGGTGCTCCACTACCACCTTGATATGCTCCACCAAATCTAAAATTTATTCTTTTATCTATTGCCATAATTATCCTAAAGGAAACAGTTTATCAAATTTTACGGCCGTTGGAAGTAAATTAAACTGAGTTCCTAGTGTGTTATTATTTCTAAATAAGTTAGCATTTACCCCTGTTCCAATTTGAGCTGGCGGTGGTAAATTTGCATCAGGTAGCTGTGCTATACCTGATAACGGTGCTGTGCCTTGAGTAGATACATCGGGTGGATTTAAAGTAAAATTAATAAACTCTTGAAAAGCTCCTACACCTTCTCCAAGTTCTATAGCTTCTAAATCAAATCTTAAATCTTCAAATATATCAATAGCATCGTCAAACTGATCTTCTACTTCTGCAGCTTTTGTAGGATTTTCATCATACAGTCTTTCAATTATAGACTCTACCCTAGCTTCACTTATGTTAGGAGCAATAAATTCTCCATTCATTATAGCATTTAAACGTTTTTTATTTTTTAATCGAGCTCCAATTTTATCTTCTATTTCACCTATGTCTGCTCCCATTGCTTCCATGTCTTGTATGACTCGATACATTCTACTTTGTGTATCGTAATTATCTGTTAGATATTCTGTCATGTAACCTAGTCGACCATTAAGATCTATGTTGGGATTATATATATTAGACGAAAATTTTCTTTGTATATTTTCTAAATCTTTTGCATATGATGTAACAATAAAAGGTAAACTGTCCATAGGTTTTGCTTCTTCGACACGAAGTCCTGACATCAACGCTACTATTTCTGTTGCACTATCATAAGTAGTTCCATAATCAGTAAAGTCTTGGGTAACCCCTTTCCATACTCTTCTTGAACTTCTAGAAGCACCAGGTTCTAATTGAGCTAATAAATGACCTAATGATGCATCAATAACTTCCATCGCTGAATCTTGTGGATAATAAATAGTTCGACCTTCTTTTGTTTTACCACCTCTTATAGTTAAATCTGCTACTGCACCTGCTCCAATTGATTCTGAAATAAATGGAGATAAAAATTCTGTGAATGCACCTGGCGTGTCATTTAAGTTATCGTAAATTAAAGCATTATAAACAATTTTACTTGCACTCTCATTAGTTAGAGTACCATTCCCGTATGCATTTAATACTGCATTGATAGGTCTTAACATTGAGTCATAAGGATTGGTGTATGAAAAATTAAAATATTTAAAGTTTCCATTTTCATCAGACTCAGTCAATGGAATTAGTGTTGAGTTTTTTTGATAGTCTGGTGCAACTGATCTTTTAAATGCATCCATTTTATCCGAAGATACACCTGTTATTTTTTCTGCTGCTTCAGCAATAATAGTACCTGTTCCACCAAATACAGCAGAAGCTCCAACTAATCTTCTTGCTCCCATCTGTCGTATAAATGGATTAGTGCTAGTCAATTCTCTTGCACCTATTTCAATTAAGTGTGCGCTGGTTCTTAAAATTTCTGCAGGGAAAGCTACAAAATTACCTAAAGGTAAGTTTCTAATGTTTTTAATTATATTAGGAACTTTACTGTATGTAGGAATAGTGTTGGTTACTAGATAAGCCGATATATCTTTTACGTTTTTAAAATTTTGAACTAACGCTTCTTTTTGATTTAATAAAGATTGTTTGTTTGAATTGTCTGCTGATTTTAATGCATCATCTATTTTAGCTATGTCATCGTTTGTTTTAGTTAATTGTGTAGCAACATCTTCTTGTTTACCTACTGTTCTATACCAGTCAATTATATTTTCTCTAATAGCTGCATCTCCTTTTAAACCTTTTGAACTGTATTGAAATGCTTGACCTAATGCATCTTGATAAAAATCATCAGCATAAACTTTCCAAACGTTGTCACCCCCTTGATACAAATCAAAAGCTTTTTTAACTGTTGGATTACTCATTAAAGCTGACATAGTAAATCTACCCTTCTTAGCTTTTTCTAAGATGGCTTTAATTTCATTGACCTCAATGTTTTGGTCTACAACACCTCTAGCTATTCTATCCTCCATCTTTTTTGCTACATCTGCAGCACTTACAAATTTACTTGGGAAAATATCATCAGCCATTAATTTAAATGAATCTGTAAGACTCACTCTGCCACCGATTAATCCGCTGGCTAGTGCAAAGAAAGAAGCAGTGGATACGTTTCTTATTTGTGTCATTGGTGAAAATACTGTTTTACCAATTTGACCAGCAGCTTTAACTGACATCAAAGCACTGTATAAAGGAATGTCGTACATTCTAGTTAAGTATTCTTCCGTGCCTTTAACAGCATTTGCTATTTCTGGTGTCGTATATAAACCTGATGTTTTTTGTCCGTCTCTTGATAACCCACCTTTAAATAATTTACTTTCGAATAAATCAAATGTTTTACTACCAGGTGCAAGATCCGCTTTCACTGCTGTTAGGTTATTTGCATTTGGAATACCTTTGTTAATTGCTTCTTGCACAGATCTAAAAGCATAACCATTTTGCAATGCATTGTCTGCAAACTTATCAAAGAATTCTTTTTTATAAACTTGTTTAGCTGTTTGTAAAAAAGTATCTGTTACAGCAGCTCTATAATCTTTTAATGGTTCTAGGAAAGCACCTTGTACTTTGGATAAACCTTCATCATCCATAACCTTTTTCATAATCGTAGGCATGTCTCCGCCAGCTTTTAATAATTTTCCTGTTGAAGTAAACACTTCAACTTCTTTACCTTCTTGAATTACTTTTTTAGTTATATCTAATAGCTGACCTTTTTTACCAATTCTAAACGTATCCCCTACTAATTTAAATAAAGTCTCAGGACTTCTATTACTTTCAATTAAAGATTTTTGTAATTGAGCCATAGTGTTATCTGCCGATAATTCTATGGCTTCTTTTCTAGTTATGTTTTTACTTTGCATTAAATCAGTTATTAATTCTGGAGTTTCTGCTTCTAGTTTAGGTATTGTGTTTTTAATAAAAAATTCTTTGGCTCCTGCTACTTTTTGTGGATCAAATTGATAAGCTTTGTTTTTCATTACACTGTAAACTTGTTTTAGATAAGCTCCACCGTTTGCTACAATGGTTGCTCCAAGATCCGCTAACGCTTCGTCTGTATTCTCTGATAATAATTTACCGTACTTTAAACCTAGTTCATTTATTTTTTCTTTTAATACTTTAGCGTTCTTCTGTGTATTTTTAGGTAGTTGATTTAAAAACTCTAATGCTTCATCTGAATCTTTATATAAAGGTTTACCATCAACAGTAGTTCTTACTCTTCTAGCTTGAATGTAATTGTATAGAGTATCATTGTTTTTTAAATACATTGCATCATCTACAGCAGTAATTGGTTTAGGATATTTCAATCCAGGTGTCTGTAAATATTTAGGTACCTCTAGTAAGTCAGCACCTTTTGCTATTTCTTTAAATTGATCATCAATTTGATTCATTATTTTAACCAAACCTTTTTCATCTTTTTGAACTAAATTCTCGTACGTTCTTAAATCTTCTGCTTGACTAATACTTATAGGTCCATCTGATTTAAATGCATTTTTAACGTTGTCTAATTTTTTAAGTAGTCTTTCTTTTAAAGGTGCGTTTGCATCTGTAGAATAAAACTTCCAATCTTTTGGATCAGGTATATTTAATTTTTTTCTTAATTTAGTTGTTTGGTTTCCTAAAAATTCAGCAGTGGTTCTTGCTCCAGCACCCACAGTCTCACTACCAATTAATTTACTTAACGGATTAAATACTGTGTAATCAACTGCTCTTAACGCAGCACCTCCTACCGGTTTGACTATGTATTTCCCTGCAGGCATTAAACCATATTTAACACCTAACGTTCCTGCTACTGGTAACGCAGCAGTAATACCACCACCTAACACAGCACCTTCTGCACCAAATCTAATTTTCTCTTTAAAAAATTCTGCAGCTTTAGCAGATCCTTCAAGCTCATCACCTTTATAAGCTTCACCAAATCCCATTGTCTCACTAAGAGTAGTAAGGTCGCCAGGCGTCGATACTGCAAAGTCTGTAATACCACCAATACTTCCATAGTAACCTGCACGTTTTGCAAGCTCTGCACTTTTAGCGCCAATGGTTGGAAGACTATTTAGTTTTACAATTTGACTTGCTTTACTTAATTTTAAAACACCGTTAGCAATTTTAACTGCAGCACCTGCTGGTAATGCAAACTGTCCTAAAATAGAAGTAATGTCTCCAACAGCGGTATCTGTTTCAGGAGTTATCTTTTCAAAAATATTATCAATTGCAGTAATTAAATTTGTATCTGCTAAGTAATCAATAGGGAGTGCACCTAATTGTAATAAACCTTGAACAGCTTGACTAATACCTTTAACAGCACCCACTGGAATATCAGTAAGGTAATCTAAAGCGCCAACTGTTTCTGGTTGAATATTTTCTGCAGGTTCAGAGAAAAGACCGCCAAATATACTGTCGTCTTGTTCAGCCATTTAACCTCCTATGCTGTTTGTGCCGGTAATACTAAAGTCACCCCGTATTTTGTATTAAACTTTGATACATCCCCTTGAGTTCTAATATAAGCAAAGTCTTGTAAAGCTTCATTACTGTTGGCTAATAGTCTAATTACATCATCAGTAATTTCTTTCGGTAGTCTGTTTCTTAATTCACTAAAAGATAATTGTTGTACTTGAGCCGTCGGTGTTTCGCCCTGACCTACTGTTTCAGATACTTCCATAGCACTACCACCTAATTGTTTTTTAATTCTGCCTCCATCTTTTTTAAATAAAGTTCCCCCTATTTCTGCTTCTGCTATAGCAATAGCACTATTAAACTGAGACATTCCTTGTAATGCTGCTTTAGCTCTTGCAAATTTTGCTAACGCTGCTCTGTACTTGTCTTCATTTTTTCCTTCATGTCTTTTAATTTCTTTTACCAATGCATCAATGTTTCCTAAAACTTTTAAATCTGCAGTAGTCAAACCTTCTGTTCCTTTTTTACTACCAATAACATCAATAGCTTGTTTTGTAATATTTATTTCAGCTTGAGCTGCTTTTTTCTCTGCAGCACTATAACTTCCAGTTGTATCATTTACAATTCTCTGTAGTCTTTTTAAGTCTTTAAGCTGTCTTTCACTAAAACCTTCTTTGCCTGCAGCAAGTTTAGCTTTCTCTATTTCTTTAGTTGCAGTGTACGCTAACTTAGCAATGTCTTTTTTATCTTTTTTCTTACCAACCATAATTCCTAATAAGGATTTATTTAATACAGCGGCTTTGTCTGCAATAGTTCCTGGTGTACCAATAGCATCAGATAAGGCAATAGCTAACATACCTTTATTATCATCTTCACCTATTAATCTTTCTATCTTCTTTTTTTCAGCTTCGTAAGTATCTTCAAAAGAAAGTTCTTTTTTAGGTGTGTCGTCCTCTTTTTTATTAGGAATTACATCTTCAGCAATTGACGTAAAATCTACTGCTTCATAATTAGGAGTATCTGTCATTTTAATTCTTGCTTCTGCACCTGTTTTATTTTTATTTTTATCAATAATTTCTTCTAATGCAATTTGAGTATCTCCACCTTGTAATTCGTTGTACATTTTAATATCATTGTCATTTGCAAATTTTCTTTCTTCCTTATTTAAATATCTACCTTCTTTGGCTTTGGTAGTAACTCTTTCATACATTGCAGCAAAAATTTCTTCTGGAGTAAAAGCAGTATCAACATTAATCATATCCCCACCTACTCCATAATCTAAACCCTGCATAGCGGGAATTTCTTTTTTATTTTTCGTAGGTACAATAGTACTACTAGCACCCATAACTTGTGCATCCATAGGAAAACTTTTCATCATTGGAACAATACCACTACCCATACCCATCGCAGCACTTGCTCTAATTTGATTTAATGGAATGGGATAAATAGGTGTTTGACCAAAATAGCCACCTTGTGCTTTTACTCTAGGTGTTAATTGTGCAATACCAGTTGATCCGCCTCTTTTAAATGATGGTCTTTTAAAATACATTAACCTCTGCCTCCGAAGATGCTCCCTAAACCATAAGCACTTAATCCAGCGGATAAAGCTTGTGATAAAGGTCCAACAGTTCCTGCTCCACCTAGTGTAGTGTTAGTAGTAGTTGTTGGTGATCCGCTTGCCTGACTAGCTATCCCTGATCCAAAAGCATTAAGTCTACTTAATGGTTCATTGTATGCTAGTTGCGCTTGTTGTTGTGCTGCATCTAGTTGCGCTTGTTGGAAAGCCAAGTTTCCTGTACCAGCTGCACCTAATTGTTGTACACCACTCGCTGCCAAGGATGGTTGTAGTGATGCTAAGTTTCTTTGTTGTTCAAATGCGTTTTGTGCTAATTGACTTGCTTGAGTAAATCCTTGACCTAATAATTGTGCCTGTAATGCTGCTCTATTTTTTGCTGCATCCGAGGCATACTGAGCTTGAGCTACGCCTTCTCTACCACCACCAAAAGCTCCTGCCTGAATAGCATTCGCTGCAAGTTGTGGTACACCCTGTGCAGTTTGTGTATCAAACTCTGCAAGAGTTGTATCAATAACTTGTTGTTGGTATGGGGACATAAAACCTTGAAAAGCTTGTGGGCCAGAATAAGCTGCAGCTTGATCTAAGAAAGGTTGATAGCCTGCAACTCCTGTTCCTGTTCCAGCACCGGTTACGGCTCCTGTTGTTGGATCAAAAGTTAACTGACCTAGTCCTGCTTGAGTTGCTGCTTGTTGTTGAGCAGCTTGAGTTAAAACGTTTTGACCTGCAACCTGTGGTCCAAGTTCCGCTAACGTTGGTACACCGGCCGAGCCTGGAGCTCTACCAACTTGTTGTGTTAGTAAATCTATATAATTTTCTTGAGCAGCTTCTATAAAAGGAGCTCGTCTCGTTGTTTGTGTATAATCTGTAGCCATTATGCTTTACCTACTTTTTCTGCTTGTTTCATTGTGTTGTATAATTTCTTAGATCCTTCTTCAACGCTGCCATTACCTATACCACGTACAGCATCAGCAGTCATTACAAATTCATTTTTAGATAACATAGCAGGTACATCATCGGCTCTTTCTTTAATGCCAACTGGTACAAAACCACCTTCATCTCTGTAGTCTCTCTCAACTACACCAGCATTATTTCTTCTCATTTTACCTGTTGGTATATCGCTTATGCCACCAACCGATCTAAAAGTCTTACCTGTTAATTGGAATATCTCTGCTTCAATGTCTGATACATCTTCACCATTTGCAAGTAAATTATCTCTTAAGATTAATAGTTCTGATACTCTATTAGCACCACCTTTGTAACCTATTCTTCCGCCATTTTTAAATTTTAGTTCATAGCTATATATTTTATCAGCTAATTCTTTTCTTTCATCAGAATTTAATTCACTTACCTTTTTACCAAATTCTTGCATTGAAAACTCATCTTGTCCCTCCAATAAAAAATCTATTTCTCTTATCGCATCTGTTCCATCTTTGTAACCTATTCTTCCGCCGTCTGCTTTACCCCGTAACATTTTTATTAACATTTTTTCACCTTCCGGAAACATACCTGGATTCATTAATACTTTAAATAGTTGTTTACGATCTAAATTAGTTGTTAATGATCTGTCACTAAATAATCTAGATATTTCGGAACTACTAAAAATTGTTTTAGGAAAAGCCATAGCCATATCCATATCTTCCATATCGTCGTCATCACCTGCTTCAACGTCAATAGTCATGATACCTACTTCTGCATCTTTTGGTTTAGAACCAAATGCATAACTTATTCTTCCGCCGTCAGCAAATTTTGGAACAGGTCTTCCTCTACCTGCATCGCCATAAGCGCTTGTAGTAGTATCCATCATCATAGACTCAGAAGGTAACTCAGATCTTAAAACCATTTTTGGTCCGTCTTCAGTCATAATCATTACATAGTCTTCGGTAGTAGTATCTATATTAGGCATAATCTCCTCCAGTAATTGTGCTTTTATTATTTCATTAGCACCAGACTCGAACCCTATTCTGCCACCATCTTTTTTACCACCAAAGAAGTTAGTTAAGTAACCTGCGTACTCTTCTTTTTTTTCATCTTTAATAGCTTCATTATATTCTTCTTCAGTTAAATCATCATCTACACCAGTTTCAGCCGCTAGTGCTCTAGCTTCTGCGTATGATCCAGCGAAAGCTATTGCTCCCATTACTGCTGCTTTGTCAATAAGAGGTTTGCCACCTGGAATTGGATTTGGTTTAGTAAACGCTGCTTTAGTTCCTCTTTTTAAAAGATTTAAAGCTTCTCCACCTTTTTCCTTTATTGTAGTATCTGGACTTAAAATTTTTTGTATAGATTGTGTAATGGTCATTTGATTAGGGTTTCCCTTTTGTATAATATCAAGTTGTTCTGAATAACTAGGAATGTTCATTTCTTCACCTTGAAAGGGTAAGTAACTTCCTGCCCCTGGAATCATTGGTTTCTTTAAAGGCACTTTAGATCTTAAATTACCTGCTT